TATTATTAAAAAATAAAAAAAGACAGTTTTTCAACTATCTTTTTTATTTTCTTCTTTATTTTCTTCTTCTGAAAATAGCAGAAACAATTATAGAAACAATTATTAAAAATCCAAATAGGATTAGAAAGCACTATATACCAACTAAAAAAATTATATATCCAAAGAAAAGGCACTGTAAATAAAATAAACACATATAAATGAACCAATTCAAATTTTGACCATTGCTTAGAAATAAGCAATTTAAACAATTCTTGTATCAATAAAATCAAAATTCCTGCACATAAAATAAATATTCCTTTTCTCAAAAAGGTAGATGTATAAACTTCATTTATGCTATAAAACAGAGAAAGAATTGAAAAAACAAATCCAACTATACATAACAAATTAATGATCGAATACACTATCTTATATCCAATAACTTTACTTTTTTCCTCAAAAATATAGGTAAAGTTTACATTTAAGATTTTATCTCTTTCTACCACAAAATTATGTCCAGGAATTTGTATCCTTTCCACATTTTTCTTGTTTTTTTTATACTTATTAACGCTTGATAACACAATGGTCTGAAGTTGATTATTATCATGGTTTAGATAATAATTTTCAAGTTTACCTGAATATAGTTTGTTTCCTTCTCCTGTATCTATGAGTACATCCACTAAAGTATAAGCATGCGTCAAACTATCATCTCTGTTTTTATGATGAAATCCCTTAACAAGATCTTCCCAATAGTTAATTTTTTTAAAGCATCCACTTTTTTTAAGTAATGATGACTTTGTAATAAAGTGCCAAATAAAACCAAACACACCTGACATTATATATATGCTTAGCATTAAATATGTAAAATTACGATATGTGTCTGGAGAAATTTCATTAGGTAATTGATTTGTAGAAATTTGTTGGTGAATTCCCCTAATCGTTTCATAGGAAATGTATGGTACATGGTCCTGACCCAAAAAATCCACCAAAACAGTGTATATTAAATACGATAAGGCTAATATTATCACGCTTGTTAATAGCGTAAAAACAGATCTCTCAAACAAATTCCCTTTATCAAATTCCTTAGAGTATTCCCTTATATAATAAAATTTCCTGAAAATCATTCCAGGAAAAATAAATACCATGAGGTATACAATTGTATTTAATGCAATATTAAACTCCATAAAAACTAATTAACAACAATTGTCACTTTATCATTGTTTTTTAAAGTAATAGTGTGCGGTTTTTTGTCTCCATTTGCCTTAAGTTCTCGCACAACTTGATCTAATTTATCTTTATCTTCAGGATCAGAAAATTTATTCATAAAGTCTTCACTATACAAAGGTTTTTCTTCAACCATACCAATTATAGTTGTAAATATTGCCCCTATAAGAGTAAGCATACTTTGAAAAAACTTTAACATTCCTTTTCCTCTATTAGTTTGTCTTTGCAAATTTATACATAAAAAATAATATTTACAAGATTTACAACTATTGTTTTTTTAAAAAAGTTTTTATATTATTACTCTATCACATTAAACTCTAAATCCATTTGAAACAGATGTTCGCTGGTGTCGTACATTTCGTTTTTCTTACCCACAGCTACAGCTTTCAGCCTTAAATTGCCAATCATGATAAAACACAGATTAGACCCCAGCAGGTCATCTATCAGCGCAATTTCCTCCCGAAGAATCCAGCCTGTGTTGATAGTTAGCGATTTCTTTCGTTTGCTGCCATATTTCAATTTATTTTCAGCATCAAAATAATGCTCAAACTCCGAAATCATTCGGTATTTATCGTGAGCAGAGAACCACTCAAACACCAAGTTCTCCGTTTCAAAGAAGATATGAATCGGATTTTCAACCTCTGGGAACGGAATATATTTAATCTCCCCAGTAGTAATAATTTCATTCTCTTTTCCAGCGAATAATTTTCGGATAAAATTATGAGATCGAACCTCGTTTTTCTTCTCAAAAGCGGGTTTTCCTCCTTGATAAATATTCATCAGCGGAACAAATTCTGCCTTTTCCGAAATAGCATCTGCACTGATTCGGATTACAGATTCTGGATAGGTTCTGCGCATAGGATGATTGGTAAACAATGGAAAACATCGTGGTCTTCTGCCAGGAACAAAGAAAACATTCTTTATCTGATATTCTGAAAGCTGTTCATCATCTGCATTATGCTCGGTAATAGTAATATTTACGAGTGCAAAGCTATACTGATAACCTACATCATTCAACGGATAAAGTTCTCTGCATCTTGCAAAGAAGTCTTGGATTTCCTCTCCAGGGAAAATCTCTACTTCATTTTTGAAATAAAGATATTCATACTCCTGAACCTCCTGATATTCCTGCTGATAGCCTTTGAAAAACATCTCCAATTTCATTTTTACATAACTGGAGAAAGGATTATTCTGGCTCATCTTTATCTTGTTCTTGTCTAGAGCAAAATAATAGGCTTCGCCTCTAAAATCTGATTTTAAACTCTCTGCTATCTTCAGCCTCACTGAAAAACTTTTTTCTATTGTCCCAGCTGAAAGTAGTATTTCTCCGCTGTAAGCTCCCACGGCAAGACTCTCTGGTTTTACTGTGGTAATTTTCAATTTTCCACCTTCTATTACAGCAGTTTCTATGAATGATGGTTTTAAAGAAACGCTGATTTCTAAATTATTTGGATTAACGATGTCCGCAGTGAAAGTTTTTGCAGAATCCACCCCTTTTATTAAAGTATCTTCAAAAATTCTTGGAGAAAAATCAAAATCTTTCACTACTTCCCCCGAAATAGTTTTAAATAAAATTACGATTGTCTTTTTCTTTCCTCCCGCTTTTATTTCTGCATGAAATTCATAAGTAGAATCCACTGGAGTGGTGTCTGAATATGCAGACTTTGATATTTGTATAACACTTTTATCAGCTTCTTTCGAAATATCCAAAGAAAAAGGATAAAAAGACTCCCAGTCTGGAGTAATATTAAAGGTAATGGGTTCCGTAGTGCGGACTTCTAACCTGGTATCTCCACTAAGGGTCTTTGTCGCCTTGTTGTAAGTCAGAACAAGATCGGTCTTGTCAGTCACCAAATCCGATGGAGAAGCCTGCCCCTGCTTAACTTCTAATTTAACCGTTACAGAAACAGAGCTCGGCTCTATGTAATGTTCACCACCTCTGTCATCTATTCCGTAAGCCTCGTAGATGATAGATGCTGAATATCTTCCCGCACTCAGTCCCGCAAGTCCTGTAACATCCAAAAGAACATCTGCTTGGCGTGGGTTAATCTTTCCGCTGTTTCCCCCTTCTCTAAATATCTTTTCCTTGGTGCTGACATTGAGCCAGTTCGATGCTCCAAGGTTATAAGTCACCCGAGTTTTATAGACAAACTTCTTATATGGAGCATCATTCCACAAATCTAGTTCTGGGAAAGTCAGCCTGCTGGTCTGCTGGCTGGGCATTCCCTTGCCTTTGATGTATTCAAAAACAATAGTAGGAGGATTCACATCCCACTCTACCAAAGGTGCGTCTTCCTGTCCGTATCCGTGGCACTCCTCTCCTCCATGTGATGTAGGAACCCATTCATTACAAACAGCAATCTTTTTTAATCTAATTTTCTTTGCCATAATCTGTATAAAGAATTTTGTTTTGATATTTTTTTAACTCTCTTTTTTCTGAAATCGCATTATGCACCCATATCTCTATACAATATCGATAATCCGTAAAGAGAATTATTCTATTGGGATTTTGCTCAATCATTTTTACACCTGTAATTTCAGTAGGAATTTTCCATAGCAATTGGCGGAAAGCCCACCTGCTCACAACGAAATCTACATCTTTCGGCGTGTAGTCTTCTTGCAGCTGTTCCCCGAACATTTTCGCTACAGAACCACACACGGCAGGCGTTTCATTTGTCAGCTCTTCGACCAAGGAAATCACTTGGTCGCAAAGCTTATTCATCGGGTCGTTGTCAAAGACCTTGAATTTTTGGAAAGAATTTTTATTTTCTCGCATTTCTTTTCTCTATATTTTCAAATTGTTTTATTGCGTTTTTCAATCTTTTACCATTTTCGGCATTCTCTACCATCCACGCTTCTACTCCGTTTTCTTTTAGTTCGGAAAGAACTTGTTTCAAGTCTGATAAAATTGGCTGCATTTCTGCCCCTAAAACCATCTGAGCCGTTGCAGGAGTCTGAGCATTTCCTCCCGAAGTCTGTCCTCCGTCCGTAAAACCTCCTTCTGCGTAGCCTCTTGGTGCTTGTGTCCTTCCTGTTCGAATACTTTCCATCCAGTCTACTACATCAGCAACCACTGGATTCTGAAGCATCCATTTAGGAGTGACATATTCGTTCTCATGGACTATTCCCGCTGGTCTGAATCCAGAACTATCAGGAGAACCAAAGCCCCTGCCTGTAAAACCTCCTTTGTCAAATTCAGGAATGGGTGTAGATGCTACGGTAGCTATTTGGACAGCTCCTAATGCTCCTACAATTCCTGCAAGAACAATATTGGCAGGCGTAAATGGTTTCATTCCTAATGCTCCCACTACCGCTGAAGCCGTTCCTGTAATAGCACTCATAATATTAGCTGCTTTTTCTGCTTTTGCCGCCCTCTCTTGTAGTCTTCGTTTCTTTTCTGCTGTTTCTTCTTCTATTGATTGCAATCCTTTATGATACTGCTCTTGACTAATGTACCCTTCATTTAACTGCTGTAGCAAAGCTAATTTCTTCTTATCTTGATTCTGAGTAAATCTTTTAAGCTCTCTATCGTTAAGGTTGTGTTGAAGTTTAGAAAACATTTGGAAAGCATTAGAAAGAGCTTGTGCAGCCATAATAATACCTCTAATTTTCCCTTCTGTGGTGTCCAAGTTAGCAAACATATCCTCCCACTGTGCAGCAGAAAAGCCAAGTACATCTATGCTCTCTTTTTTCTTCTTGTTTTCAGCATTTTGTTTAGCTTCATCACCTTCTTCATTTCCTTGAATAGTACCTTTTATTCTAGTAATTACAGCATCTACTTCTTCTAAATCTTTCTTAAGTTTTTCTCGTGCTTCTGGAGAAAAACTCTCGTCTTTAAGAAGTTTTTCAAGTTCTTTTTTCTGCTCTTTCACAGCCTCTAATTGTCCAATTAACAACCCTTCTATTGGCTTCTTCTCTGAGAACTTTTTTCGCCTCCTCCAATGTTCTTATTTGATTAAGTTCTTCTTCTGTAAGTGCTAGATAAGTAAGGTTGGAAAGCTCTAATTTTGCTTCTTCTAAAGAAGAAATTTGCTGAATTTCCTCTTCTGATTTTAGAGTTTCCATTTCTATCTCTTTCTGTTTAGCATCTACGAATGACTGATAAGCTTTCATATTGTAGTTATCGCTTATTTTCTGCATATTAAACAAATGTGTTTTATGCATTTGCTCTGCTAGATTTTGATTATCAGTTTGCAAAGCTATAATCTGTTGATTAACTTCTTTACGATCTGCTATGGCTTTGTTATAATCCGCTATTGCTGCTGGATTTTTAGTTTGAGATCTTGCTTTTTCCAATCGTTGAATTTCTTCTGTATTCTTCTTTTTCTGAGTAAGGAGTTCAGCATTTTCTCTTTCTAAATCCTCTTTTCGGCGGTTGTAGTTTTCCTTTTCTTGTGCTTCTTCCTTCTCTCTGCCTTCTTTAGCAATACTCATCTGCTCATCCCAATATTTACGCTGAGAGTCCAATCGGGCTTTCATTATTTTTTCCAACTCGTCTCTACTTTTTTCAGCAGAACTATCCGCTTCCTTTACAGAACCATCCTTAGCGGGTCGGTTTTTCTTTCCTTCATTTTTCGATGATGGCGCAATTCGGTTGCCTCCTACTCCTCCTGCATTGTCAATTTTTTTCCCTTCTACAATAGGAGTGCTTTCTATGACTTTCAAATACTCCTTATTTTCTTCTTCTTGTTTTTTATGGAGATTTTCTAGTTGTTTTTTAATACTTCTTGATGAACTTTCATAGAAACTCACCGCTTCTTTCTGGCTTACTTTGAAATATTGTCCGCCTATTTCTATGGTTTGGTCTCCTTTTCTTTTTTTTGCTTTTTCTAGTTCTTCTTTCGCCTTTTCTTCTTGTGACAAAAGACTACCTTCTTGGAACGCATATTTTTCAGCATTTTCTTCTATCATTCTTTGCGCAGCCTTTGCTCTTGCTGAATTCAATATTGCCTTACGAAGCCCTTCATAGGCTTCTTTAGCTTTGCCTTGCATAATAATTTCCTTCTCTATGTTTGCAAAAACATCTGGATAAATCTTTTGTAGCTCTTCAGTAGCTTTTAACTGAGCCTGTTTACCCTTACTAGCATCAGTTGCGGCTTTGTAAAGTTTGTCTAATTCCACTACTTCCTTAGCTGTTTCGCTCTGCGCTTCTTTTATTTTATCATTAAACTCTTTCTGTTTTTTTGCTACATCGTCTATTTCATCTCCAAAAAGACTATACGCCGCAACAGCTGCTGTAATAAGAGCAACCAATGCACCCCATGGTGTTACTTTTGAAGCTGCATTAAAAGCTATAGTAGAAGCTGTAGCACGATCTGTTTTAAGCTTTAATATGGTAAGAATTCCATTATAAGCAGCCATTACAGAGTTTTTTACACTATGAGCAAGGGCTTGAGCTTTATCTGCTATAATACCCAGCCACTTTGCTTTGGTGTAATTCCCTTCTAATATAGCTGTCTGGATAATGACTGCCTGATATCCTACAAATCCAGCAACAACAACTTTGATGATATTTCCAAGAAAAATGAGTTTCTCTTTAAAAGTATTAACACTGTTTCCTGCCTCATTGGTAACCCCCACCAAATTCCCTATAAAGAATATAATCCCCTCAAAGAAATTGATAAAATTGGTTTGTGTAAAAGTATCCGCAATAGTATTTTTTATCTTTTCCCATACTGCCGCTGCATTGTTATTTTTTTTGTTAAATTCTTCTGAAAGAGAAGTTGCATCAGCCATAGCGCCTCCCGCTCTCTCCATTGCGGTTCTAAATCCTTCGGTTCGGTTTGCTGCTGCACCCACTGCCTTTTGGACTTCTAAAGAATTTATCTTCAAACTGTCAAACACTTTTGCGGTTTCATCAGCATTAAGCCCTTTCATTCCTTCAGCGAACTTCAGAAAGAATTCCTCTGGCTTAGTGTTAAAAAGTTCTTGGGCTTCCTTTACACTTATATTCATAGAATAAGCAAAGGCACTAAGGTTCTCCCCTGCCACCTTCATAAAGTTAGAATATCCCGAAGCGGCGATTTGAGAATCTACCCCAGATTCTTCAAACGCTGCACCAAGTCCTAAGACTTTATCAATAGATGGTTTCAGTGCGTCTGGCAAAGCCCCCACTCTAAGAGCAAAATCTGAAATATTCCCCTCGCTGGCTGTTCCCGATGCAGCAAGTTCGTTCAAGGCAGAACCTACACCATTGATAGCATCGGCATAGCTCTGCCCTTTGGTCTCCTCGAATAATCCTTTGATTTTACCCAAAGAATCTACCACGCCCTCTAAACCGCCATCGAAAGAATCTCCCAGGGCAACATATGCCTTGTCTATCTCTTGAACGAATTTTGCCATTTCCTCCTTGGGAACACCAAGCCGACCGCCCACTTCGGCAATCTTCAGCCTGTCCATCTTGGAGGTTCTGGTGTTCATATCATCGAAAGCATCCCAGAGCTGTTTTACCTCTTCCCGTGCCATGCCCGTAGTCTTCTGAACATCCGCCATGGCATCAGAAATTTTTAAAAGTTCTGATGCTGTCTGACTGATTCCTGCAACACCCAAACCCGCTAGGATATTCCCAAAGCTGAGTCCTATATCAGAAAGTTTGGAACGGAATTTTCCTAAAAAACCTTCTGATTCTTTCAGTCTGCCGCTTACAGCATCAATCTCGCCTTTTACTCTCGAAAAATGCTCTTTTACTTCTTTGAGTTCCGCAGCTTTTCTCATGAACCTTTCAGTTCCTGGTGTGAGCTCTTTTAGTTCATTTTCTAAACTTCTGACTTCTTTGCTCAGCCCTCTAAAAGAATTTTCAACATCTTTTCCGTTTACCTTTAAAACTATTGTTGTAGATATATTCTTTGCCATGTTCAATCTTTAATTCCCAAAGATTGATTTTTTCTGTTTCTCTCCAAAGGACAAAAAAAAACGGACTGAAAACTCAGTCCGCAATTGTTCAAGTGTAAATGTTATGAATGTTCTATTCTTTCTTGTCTATAAATAAATTCATCACAAAAAACGATCGTCATGATAAAAAGTATAGGAATAAAAGCCACCAAAAGCCCTCCTAAAACACCATCAAATAGACTCAATAAAAGAGCCATAAGGTAAATTCCTCCCAAAATAATAGATGGAAGAAAAATAAATAAAGCAATACCGATTATTATATTTTTCATGTCTCTAAATTAAGCAATTATTTTCATTTAGCAAAATGAGAAATAGGAAATATAAGCTCTTCAGCGAAATTCTTGGCTCTGAGCTCTGTTACATTCTGAGAAACAAACTCTACTACATCACTTTGTTTGATAGCATCTCCTATGAATGGCTGGGCTCTCATCTCCATATCGTGGGCATCATAGTGATATGAATTCCCCAATTTGGATTTCCTAAACCCACCAGCACGCAGACTATTGACACCATAGTGCTGGACAAAGCCGTGCCGAGCCATACGAATAACCAGCCTGCGCAAGAAAATCTGCTGGTTTCCGTCTTTCTTTCTGCCGTATTTTTTCACATAGGATTTAGCAGATGCCTGTTTTAGGCTTGGTTCGTCTTCTTTTTTCCCGTTGTAGTGGTCGGCAAAAGAATTGGTTTTATTACGAATAGCACCTGTGAGCATCTGCTCTGCTTTTTGTGCGATTTCTAATTCATCTCTGTATTCCATATCCCAAATTTACAACAAAAAAAACGCCCAGCAATAGTCTTCATTCTATCACTGGGCGAAAGTTTATACTCCGTGTTTCTTTTCAAAGACCACCCATTTGAATACTCGGTCTACTTCGACTCTGTCATATTCAGCAGGAATGCCTTTTTCTTCATCTCCTTTAAAAATACATACCTGTCCGTAGATAATTTCCAACTCTTGGTAAAAGCCCATATCTGTCATGCATTCATAGATATCATGCTCGCTGATAGGCTTTGAGGGAATTACCCCCCCCACCATTTCTAGGATCCTCTTGGTGGATAGATAGGTTTTTTCCTGTTCCTCGCCGATGTTCCTGTAATACCGCAGAAACAGCTCTTTTATCTTTTCTTTGTAATCTTCCATAAGTTACAGTATAAACTTATTGATATCATCCCGAAGAAAAATAAGTCCATAGATAACATCCATTACTTCTTTTTTTTCTTCCTCGGTTTCTAAATAAAGATGTGCCGTGAGGAGTTTATTGAGATAAGTGTTTATCTTATCCAGCTGTTCCCTAAAGCCAAAGCTTTCGTTCTGCTGGTTCAGCTTGATGTATTCCAGGCATTCTTCTGTGAGTTTTGCCCCTTGAACCTCTATATATTCTTTATTCCCTTTCATATCATATATTTTTCGTGAAAGTTTTTAAGCATATTTCTGTAGGCTCTAGTAAAGGAACTGCCCCAGGCGTGAGCTCTCTGCTCCTCATTCTGGAATCCGCAGTAGTAGCATCCTCCTACCAGTTTCATCTGCAGACTTCCGCCAAAAATTTCTGCAAAATCTACTGGCTCTATTAGATTTTTTTTCACTCTTCTAAGCACTCTGCTACTACGCTTCACAGGTTGTGCAATTGTTGTTTTGCTTCGCATTTTATAAAAATTTAAATTAAATTCCCTTTAAAACCACGAAAAACAAAAA